CTATACCGAAGCGGGGGCTGTTATCGTTGACCCATTCCTCGGCTCAGGCACTACACTAATAGCCGCCGAGCAGACAGGCCGCGTCTGCTACGGTATGGAGATAAGCGAGCGATACTGCGACGTGATTATCCAGCGCTGGGAAAAGTTGACAGGCAAGAAAGCCGAACGAGTATAAGCACCGATGAGCCTACCCCGTTACCTGCGAGTGCTTAAGCAAATACGCCGCGAGCGCGGGGAGTATTGTGAGGCGTGCGGAGCACCGGCCAAACATGGACACCACATTATCCCGGTGTCCGAAACGTCCATAGCATCAGAGCTAGTCTACGAACCCGCAAACATTATGATCCTGTGCGATGACTGTCATGCACTAATGCACCCGCTGTTGAGGAATGTGAGCGATTGGAAACGAGCAAGGAAAAACCGAGGGCAGGCCCTCCACCAGATGTAGATGCACCGCTGGAGATTCTCCGGGAGCTGCTGGCCATTGAGCGCGATCGGCTCAAAACAGCCCAGCGGATTGAAAAAGAGCGCAAGATCGTGTTCCCCGAAACAACGGTCATTATACGTGATATTCAGAAGCTGATGAATGCCATTAGGACCGAAAAACGTGCTGATGCGGCGTGTACGAGTCAGGATATGTTCGAAACAATGGACTGGGATCTGAAACTATGAGCTCAAACAATACACAACAGCACAGTAAAAAAAAAGGGTGCGCTTTGTTCGTGGGCTTAAGGTCGCGTTCATTGAGAAACTGAGAAATAGCGGATCTGTGCGCGGCGCGTGTGCCGCGGTCGGAGTAAACCGCCGCGTAGCCTATACACACCGCGAGAAATACCCGCAGTTTGCAGCCGAGTGGGATGAGGCACTTGAGGATGCAGTGGACGTGTTAGAGGCTACGGCGTGGCAACGGGCCACAACCAAGGATCACCCATCAGACACACTACTAATCTTCTTGCTCAAGGGCTTGCGCCCGCACAAATATCGAGATAATTACATACAGACCACCGACGATGGCACGCTAAAAGAACTTGTAACCGCATTGAAGAAATCCCGGAGGAAATCAAATGCCCCTGAATAAGTATGTCACCCCAGTAGAGGCCAAAATCTCGCTGCGGCAGGATGACGGATCCGACGTGAACCCCGCTGAGGTCATCAGCGGGGAAGCTATTAAAGTTGTGGAGCAGACACACAATGCCGATGGCTCGCTGGACGTGCGGGTAACTGGCCGTGATGAAACGCTTATCAAAGTCCACGAAGGTGCAATGTCCAGCGGCACGACATACTACTCGGATGCGTTTAATATGGGGCAGTATGCTCAGGGTGCTGTGCTGTTGCAACTGGTTAAAACTGACCAAGAACAACCTGTGATTACAGTTACACAGCAGGTCACTAGTGATGGTGGAACTACCTGGTTTGATGCTGTTGATGCTGCTGGAGCCGCAGACCCAATTATAGCTATAACTACACCGTTGGGAGGAACTACTCAGAGTATTTGGGTAGATGCCGGCAGTATGCGCGGTAGTGACCGCAGGCTGAAAATGGTTATTTCTGGTGGAGTTAACTTTGGAGCCACTACGAAGCTGTATGTTTGGGGTGCTACTCATGGCTAAAATACTGATTTTGGAGGGCAACCCAGCATCTCGTAACCACGCGGCGACCATTGCGGCAATGCTGCGCAAACTCGGCATTGACTACGACACGAAGTGCAGGTGTGACGTTGACGGTAGTGGAAATGTAGCAAACGAAGCTAATTACGACGGATGCATTGCCTATAGCTTAGACACACGAGCAAGCGGCGGAAATGCAACCGACAAGCTCTTTATTGGGGCTGCTCACAATTTTGGGGGCATTTCTGCTCCTGTGTTGTGTGTCGAGGCCATCTACTGCGGAGATAATACCCCAATTTCTTATTCTGGTTGCTCTGGCGCGATTGCTGGAGGAGCACCCGCAGGTGGGTGGAATGCCAAAACGTGGCTGGACAGTGATAGCGGTCAGATACCGTGCCAAAATGTATATGCCAGTGTCAAATCGGGCAACTGGGACGAGGCCTACAATACCAATTTGATGTGGTGGACAGATGGAGGCGATGAGAACCCCATAATCTGGAAACACTACGATGGGGGTTCAAGAAACTTCATCTACTCTAATTTCCCACGGTTAATGTCTACTACACAAAACTTTTGGGGTCTGCTCCTGAGCATTGGATACTACTTCAATGAGTTGGGAATCACTGTTCCCAAACCGATGCTTTTCCGCGTGGATATTGATGATATTAACGACTGTCCTCCACACACCGACAATGCTTCAGAGAATTGCATAACTGAAATGGCAACCAACCTCCGAGCACGGAACGCGATTGCTACGTGCGGAATCAATACCCAGACAGCACAGCACTATCTCACGTTTAAGGAGAGCGCTCAGCTGACTGCACTACGGGTGAATACAGATGTATTCAAGTTCATCTTACACGACCACGATACTAATCATTTGTGGTTTGCAGATGACACAAACTTTGCCACACCTGCGGTGAAGTTGGCTGCGGCAGTAGCGGCGGCGGCAACTGTGTCAAGTGACTGCGGGGTCACCTGCGGAGTTCACAATGGCGGCTATATGTATTTCCCCAACAACTCCTGTACGTTCATTGGTCGGATGGCGTGTATGAGCGGTGGCGCAACAAAAATCCGCAAATATGCCAATGAATTTTCGCCAATGACTAGTGTGATGGCACGAGGCGGCCAGTGGTCAAGCTGGCCTAAAGGTGTTTTTGATGCTGCTGAAACTAAACGCCTGAAGATTGCACAGAGTTATATCGCTGGTTTGTCTGGTGGGTCTGCGGACTATACCTGGACGGGTATATTGGACACCAGCGAGGTATACAACGCTGTTGCTGCGCAGGAGTGGGGGGTTATAAAATGGCTCACACACGAGCATATGGAATCACTGATGTTTCACGGGCCAAACCTGGCAGTGGATGGCAATCACAAGGTTTTGCTGGACTTCCTGGAGCTAAATCTGGAGCGCAGTATGGATTTCGTTGGCAGTAACGCGATTCGGTATGCCAACGCCGACGATGCGTAATGCCCTGGACTGAGTTTTCGCCAAAGGCCTTGCGGTCAATTGACGAGTCGACAGCGCGCCTCAATATCTGGCACGGGGCGGTCCGCTCCAGCAAAACTGTTTCCTCGATGGTTCGCTGGATTCAGTATATAGATGCGGCGCCGCCTGGCGATCTGCTGATGATCGGCAAAACCGAGAGGACACTCGGGCGGAATATCCTCAATCCGATGCAGGAGATTCTTGGTCAGCAGCGGATGCACTGGAACCGCGGCGCTGGCGAAGTGTTTATCGCAGGGCGGCGCATCTACATCGTTGGCGCGAACGACGAGCGCGCAGAGCAGAAGATTCGCGGTCTGACTATCGCGGGCGCGTATGCTGATGAAATCACGCTCTACCCTGAATCATTCTTTGTAATGCTGTTATCCCGGCTATCTGTGCCGGGCGCGAAGCTGTTCGGAACCACGAACTCTGATTCGTCTTACCACTGGCTCAAAGAGAATTACCTCGACCGTGAAGACTTGAACCTGCGGCAGTGGCACTTTGAACTTGAGGACAACCTGAGCCTCGACCCTCAGTTCGTTGACGACCTGAAGCGCGAATACGTTGGGCTCTGGTATAAACGCTACATTCTTGGGCTCTGGGTGGCTGCTGAGGGCGCGATCTACGACATGTTCGATATCGACAAGCATGAAGTAGATAACCTGCCTGTTACTGAGGACGGACGGCCTGCGATCAAGCGGTCGTGGGTGCTCATAGACTACGGAACCACGAACCCGACCGTGTTCCTCTGGCTAGTGCAATGCGCTGATAACTGCCTGTATGTGGCTGATGAGTGGCGTTGGGATTCGGCGGAACGGGGCAGGCAGAAGAGCGATCCGGAGTATTCCAAGGACCTGAGAGACTTCTTACAGCGCATAGGACACCGGCCGCAGTGGATCTTCATTGACCCGTCCGCTGCATCATTTATCGTGCAGTGCTCAAATGACCGGATACCAAACATCGCCGGTGCAGATAACAGTGTTCTGGACGGCATACGCTACACCTCCAGTCTGCTGTCCGCCAATCGGCTCAAGTTCATCAAAGGCAAATGTGAGGGAACGATTAAAGAAATGCTGGGCTATGTTTGGGATGCAAACGCGCAGAAACACGGCGAAGACAAACCGGTCAAAGCGCACGACCATGGGCCGGATTGTATCCGTTATGGCGTAAATTCTAGTCGACTTTACTGGGAGCCCTGGCTCCGGAAGGCTGCATAGATGGCTTTACCGATTTCGCTAGATACCTGGCCGCCTGATGGCTGGGCAAACACATACGACGACTATGAAGAGGCGGCTGCTTGGTATTCAGGCGATCCGAACACGCTGTCGAGCCTCTACTCGAGTAGATTATATACACCAACGCCTGAAGGCCGGTTCTGGTCAAAGGATATGGCGGAGACGCGGCGGGTTATTCTTCATCTGCCGATCGCTGGTGACATAGCGTCGACTTCTGCCGACCTGCTGTTTTCTGAGCACGCGCAGGTCAGTGTTGACGAAGGCAACGAGGCTGTCCAGGCGCGGCTTGATGAGATTATTGATGAGACGTACTTCCACCGGCGAGTATTGGAAGCGGCTGAAACCTGCGCGGCGCTGGGCGGCGTGTTTCTCAAAGTGGACTGGGACCCTGCATTATCAGCGTTCCCACTTCTAAACGTAGTGCAGCCGGACAACGCCCTGCCGGAGTTCCGGTATGGGCTGATGAGTGGCGTGACGTTCCACCAGGCGGTTGAAGCGCAGGACAGCGGCACCGTATGGCGCCATTTGGAGCGGCACACGCCTGGACTCATAGAAAACGGGCTGTATCAGGGCACAACCACAACGCTAGGCGGCAGGGTCGGACTGGACGCACACAGCGCAACGGCAGGACTGCTGGACGTAGTGCAGACCGGGCTTGAGGGTTTAGCGGCGCGGTATATCCCCAATATGCTACCAAACCGCAAATACCGGCAGTCCGCAATAGGCCGCGGTGACGCGGGCGGCTCTGAAACACTGCTGGATTCACTTGATGAGGTTTGGACCTCTCTCATGCGCGATATCCGGCTGGGGCAGGGCAGGATCATAGCACCGGTACAATTTTTCGAAAACGATGCCGACGGCACGAAGCGGTTCAATGTCGACAAAGAAGTTTATCTCGCCCTGCACGCCCCGATTACAGGCGATTCGACAGCTACGAACCAGTTGACCGTCAACCAGTTTGCTATCCGGACCGCAGAGCACCTTGACGCGGCTACGAGCCTGATTATACAGATAGTGACCAACGCCGGGTATTCTCCGCAAACGTTCGGGCTGAAGGTCGAGGCGATGCCGGAGAGTGGTGCGGCGCTGCGCATCCGTGAGCGGCGCTCATTTGTGACAGCGGCGAAGAAATCTGAATACTGGCGGCCTGCGCTTCAGGACATCCTAGAGATTATGCTGCAGGTGGACAAGCTGCATCTATCGGGAACTCTGCCGGCAGTGAGGCCAACGGTGGAGATTCAGGACTCCGTGCAATCCGATATGATGGAAATAGCAACCTCCGTTGAACTTTTGACCCGCGCGCAGAGTGCAAGTGTGGAAACCAAGATCCGCATGCTGCATCCTGACTGGCATGATGACCATGTGGATACCGAGGTCGAGGCAATCCTCGAAGAGACGGGCATGAGCGTCGTTAATCCTGATGCAGTGGGCATACCGGCTGATGAGCCTGACGACACCGAAGAAAATATATCTGACGAATGAGCGCGATAGCGTATGTAGAGCCTACTCAGTATGCACTTGCGGTCCGGCAGGTCTATGCAGAGGCTGAAACCCGCATCATTGAGAAAGTGGCGAAGCGGATTGCACGCGGGATAGATTCTCCCGGCTGGGCAGAAGCGAAACACGCGGAGATCAAGCGATTGAACGCTGAGATCAGCGCGGAGATCCGCAAGTTGCAGTCTGTTGACCTGGAAGCCGGTTTGACCTCCGCTTATAAAACGGGTGCTTCGCGCGGGGCGGCAGAGTTGACCAGGGCGGGCATTGCCGACGTGAGTGCGAACCTGCAGACAGCCGATAAACTCGCCGTTCGCGCCATAGTCGAAGAGGCTGTGGCGGCTGTGAGTTCAACGCACGTGCGGATTCTCCGGACAGCGCGCGATGTCTACCGTGATGTTATCTGGGAAGCGACTGCCCAGAATCTGACGGGGACTGTTACGCGGCGTGAGGCCGCGCAGATCGCACTCAACAAGTTTGCCGACAAGGGCGTTACCGGATTCATTGATGCGAAAAAGCGTGCGTGGGACCTGTCGAGCTATACAGAAATGGCAACCAGGACGGCGGCACATAACGCACACCTGGAGGGCCACACCAACCAGATCACAGCGTATGGCCGCGATCTTGTGCGTGTAAGCAGTCACGGAGACTGCTGCAAGCTATGTGCGCCGTGGGAAGGCCAAATATTGAGTGTGAGCGGGCAGGATTCACGATATCCATCATTGGCGATGGCGAAGGCGAGCGGATTGGATCACCCTAACTGCGTGCATTCCTGGGGGTTGTATATTCCCGGTATGCCGGTGCCAAAAACAGCGGCCTACAAACCCGAGATGTATCAAGCGCGGCAGAGACAGCGCGTAAACGAGCGGCATATACGGACGTGGAAGAAACGTCAGGCCGCCGCGATCACGGATAAAGAACGCATAACTGCCAAGGCCAAGATCGCAGGTTGGCAGAGCATACAGCGTGAACACGTAAAGTCAACTGATGGTTGGCTGAGGCGTGATTACGGGCGCGAGAGCATTAAGCGCGCCAGATAGGAGCACGGATGGCACGCACTATTGTTGGCCCGCGCAGGGATGGCTCAGGCCGCGGCGTAGGCCAACCCGGCGGAGGCCGCCGCAATGCTAACACCGGAGCTTGTCCTAAGGGCGGGCCTGGTCACGGCAAGGGCGGCGGGCGAGGCCGCGGGAAAAACCGATAACTGAATAGACAACTGAATATGTGAGGGCAGAGGCCGTTGGAATGATCCAACGGCCTCTTTGTATTACACCAACGCCGACGGGCGCAAAACGGCTATGTCGACGGACATTAAACGGGAGGCTGAAATGCTTTGGAATAGGCTGTTCGGATTCTTCTTTGATGCAGATGAGGG